CAAACTACCAGGACCCATAAATCCACCACTCGTATTCACTGACCACATGAAAAATATAGACTTACTACAAGCCCCCGAAGTATACGACGCAGGATAATCCAATAACTCCCCAACGTATGTTGTTTGATCTGTTGAGTTGGTTGCCTTATGTACACTTTTCCATGGGGATGAACTCTTATATCCACCCGCCAAGTAAGAGTAATTGATGATTTGTCTAAATTTAAAATTAGTAGTCACTCGATCCTGTGCTGCCACTCTTTCCCAACCATCATCAATATTACTTACACCCGTGTAAACCATTAAATAATTTGTATACTCCGAAGATTCCTCTAAAAATAAGGAACCTGAGACCGGATTTGTTGGTCGAGCGGATCTCGGTCCTTTGGGTGGTCTTGCAGTCACCTTATCTACCTTTAATTTTCCACTAACGGACATGTTTTCGTATATCATAATCTATATTTTAATCTCTCCAACCACAATGACCCGATGAGGTACCTGGATTAACACCAGGTGACAATCCCGAAGGATTCAACACCCCCGTATCAGTTGCGTATGTAAACTTCCAACTATTATTATTTTGTAAACCATTATAGTTACCTAACATGTACTGCCAATCCTGACCCAAAGTGAAATTCTCTTCACCACAGTTACCGTCAGGTTTCGCCACATTACCTAAGTTAGTATCTGTATTGTTACTCCATCTTCTGAGGTTATATCCACCAGAATATGATCCTTCATTACCGGCATAACCTTTACCCAATTTTGAACTAATACCTTTTTGTTGTGAGTGGTTACCCCAATGAGGAGACGATGTAAATGTTTCAGTGGCAAAATTTAGTTTTACCCCCGCACTTGCGGTCCAACCATAACCATAATTCTCATCTGAGAAGGCGGACCCACCATCAGAACCATTTATTGTTGATAATGTGTATGATGTGATTAAACTCTCGTTTGTTAAATCAAATATTTCAACGGTAGCAGACCCACCACTGAACAAGTAAGCGTAGGTCTGTTCCTTAAACATAGTACCTAAATCACTTCTCGCAATTGTTGTATCAAATTTAGCTTGGTGAGCGTAGTTTGTATCATTCCACATGTTTACTGCAGATGTATATGTTCCGTGAATCTCCCCCGCGGATTTCCACGCATTGTCCGTGTTTACAGACCACATAAAGAATATAAACCTACTACAAGCACCAGAAGTATATGATGCAGGATAATCCAATAACTCCCCAACATGTGATGTTTGGTCGGTGGCATTTACTGTCTTATGTACGTTCTTCCACGGTGAGGATGATTTATAACCACCCGCCAAATATGAATAAGCAATAACATGTCTATACTTATAAGCCGTGTTACCAAACTTGTTTTGGTTGGCGATCCTTTCCCAACCACTATCGTTGTTACTTAAACCAGTATAGACCGTTAAGTAGTTTTTACCTTCATTAATCTCCTCAACTAACCTAAAATTACTAATGGTTATGTCACCTCCCCCACCGTTATGTCTTAAGAACATTCTTATCTGTCCTGTGGTTGTGGTTGTTACGACCCCTCTATAAACCTGTGGGGTTGTTGTTACCGATAATGTTGTATTAAATGTATTATCGTCAATACCATCATTATCCACAACTAAAGATGATGTGCCCGAGGATGTACTATAGGTAAATTGGACAACGTGTTTAGCAATCATTGTGGTATTGGCAACAAAATAACCTATCCACCCTGTTGATGTATTTTTTATGATGATGTTATCGGCATCTATCACTGTGTAGTTTGCGGAGTTTCCACCATAATCAGTCCAACCAGTATTAAGACTATTTTGTTCTAAAAATAAAGAACCCGTCTCCGGCGATGATGGTCTTGCCGCACGAGAACCCCTTGGTGGTTTTGTTACCCCTTGACCTCTTAATGATCCACTAATTTCTAAATCCTCAAATAACATATCTTATAAGTATCTAATTTCTCCAACCACAGTGACCCGATGATGTTCCACCATTAACTCCAGGTGCCAATCCCGCAGGATTTACAATACCCGTATCCGTGGCATATGTGAACTTCCAACTATCATTATTTTGTAAACTATCGGCATAACACCCCAACATGTATTGGTGGTCCTGACCCAATGCGAAATTTTCCTCACCACTATTTGCTCTTGGTTTTGCTACGTTCCCAAGATTAGTCTCAGTAAATGCATCCCATCTTCTTAAATTGTAACCTCCTTGGTATGTTCCTTCGTTACCACAATATCCCTTACCAACTTTAGAACTAATACCCTTTTGTTGTCCACTTGATGCCCATGAAGAACCTCTTGTTTCAAACGTATCTGTGGCAAAGTGACATTTATTAGCACTCTCTGAACCATATCCATAACCATAATTTTCATCAGAAAACCCACTACACCCTAACGTACTTGTTATAGATGTTTGTGTTGTTGTATAAGGTTGGGTACCACTTGGATAATAAGAAGTATACATTGTTTCGTTTGTGAGGTTAAACTTTTCAACCGCAGCAACCGATCCACCAAATATGTAGGCGAATTCGGTTTCTTTAAACAAAGTACCGCAATCATCCCTCGCATTTAATAAGTCCCATTTGGTTTGGTGGGCATATGCAGTTTCATTAACCATATCAACACCCGATGTATATGTGGAATACACTGTTGTCGCACCTTTATGTGCGTTGTCCGTGTTCGATGACCATATAAATAATTTGGTTTTACTACAAGCCCCTGAGGTATAGTTTGCGGGGTAATCTAATAATTCACCTATATGTACTGTTTGATCTGTGGCATTAGTTGCTTTGTGGACATTCTTCCACGGAGATCCCGATTTATAACCACCCGCCAAATAGGAGTAGTTTAATATTTGTCTATACTTAAATGCGGTTCTATCAGTACTTTGAGTTCCTACCGGTTCCCAACCATCGTCATAGTTAGATGATCCTGTATATGTAATGACAAAACTACCACTAACAGATTCCTCGAGATATAAAGAACCGAACTCAGGACTTGTGGGTCTCTGAGCTCTGGATCCTCTCGGAATTACAAACTGTCCACTTACATCCAGCGAACCACTTACTATAACGTTTTCTCTTAACATACATATTTTCTTTATCCAGTAACAACCAACCTACCGCTTCTAGCAACTTCAAATGTTGCAGTGACAACACCACCGGCAGATCTTAATTCTGAAGGGAAGAATAAACTTCCACCACTATCGTAAACTTGAACAATAACATTATCCGTACCTAATCCATGAGTGAATGATACGGAAGTTACACTTGAGAAGGTTGTGGTATTAACTAAGGCGACTTTCTTCCATGATTGCCAAGTTCCCGCGTTTTTACCTCTAACAGCAATTTGACCTGATCTATAATCACCAGCGATCTGATGCTGCCAGTTACTATCATGTCTCTGAGAGTATAACGCTCCGTCAGTTGCGTTACCTGAGAAGTTAGTCACACCGGCAGTATAGTACGTTATACCATTACTATCAAGAGTATCAGCGTTAATAGTAGTATTACCACCTGTGTTTCTAAACGCCCATCCATCAATATTGTCGGCAGTTCCCGCACTATCAGCATATGCTACTTGTACACCCGCATGGTAAGTATCGCCATTATATCCTTTTAAAAACCAATATGAACCAGTCCAGTAAGTTTGTACACTAAAGTCAGAATCATCATCTCTACGATATAAACGAGTAACACCACGTGAGTTACGAGAGTCAGAGTTAAGGGATGAATTATAAGTGGTAAGAACCGCACCTGATAAAGACTCCAAATATCTACCATCCAAATCAACAGTTATAGTGGCACTGTCAGAACCCGCCCTTGTTAATGTAAGAACACCGTTCCCTGTATTGAATGATGCCGAATTTACATATCTATCAGTATCAACTTGGTATGATGTGTAGTTCGCGGCGTTTACAATAATATTACCATTAATTCTAACACCGTCATTACTGTTGGTTACAAAGTTAACACCATCGTTAGAATCATTATGAGATTTGATCTCAATAACAGAACCCGATAACCCACCGCTGTTAACAGTATGTAGGATATGGGCATTATCTGACAAGTCTCCCACGGTTTCTTTATCATAACCCGTCCAGTAGATACCTCTACCTTGGTTGGTTGTAGTTGGGACACCGTCAAAGACAATATTACCACTACCATTGATAACTTTATTATTACCAACGTAGAATGAACTTAGGTTATCCATGGTTACTGAACCACCCGCATTTACTTTGAAGATTGGTACACCTGATGCGTCTGATATTGCGAATAAATCACCCGTTAAATCGTCAGTGATTGAGAATAACTGTCCACTTGTTCCTTGAATATTAAGGACGGTATCACCTGCACCTGAACTATTAAGAGTTAAGGTTTTAAGGTTAGAAGCCGAATTAGGATCTAAGTAATAACTAGTATCGTTTCTGTCGTAAAATGCGTATGCATAAATGTTAGTACCATATTGAGTTCCGTACAGTTCAATAGAAGTTGTATCAACTCTTACTTTCCAACTACCACCAGAATCTAATAAACCAAAACCAGCATTATC